AAAAGTAATATTTGAAAACAATGTGTATGTTGAAGTGGAAGATGATGATGTTGAAGAAGACTATATTGAAGAAGAGATTTAAATATCAAACTTGAATTTTATAATTATAAACACTTTAATTTACTACCTAATTCTTTATAATAAATCTCATTATAAAAGTTTTTTTATTATGATCTCCTTAAGTGTCACCCGATTGCTTTGCCAACTGGCAAAGCAATCATTTATAATCTGTATTAATATTAATTTTTTTTTCTAATACTCATTTTGTATTTACTCCCTCAAATTCTCAATATTTTAAATTATAATTTATGAAATTCATAGACTTTCTCTCTTAAACTTAAATAATAACTATATTTTTCATTTGATAATTCTGATGGGTATATTTTACAATTGCCAGTAGAAATTGTTTCTGTTTTTTTCTTATCAATTGTTGAATTAGGATTATTTTGAATAATAGTATTGTAAATCCGAATAGTTTTCCATCCTTTAAGCACCTTTTCAAAAATAAAAATAACTTCGTCGCATGTAACATCGCGTTTTATAGTGCGTTTTTTATCTCTTCTTTCTTTTTTCATTTGTATAAAATCTTTTTTGAATTTGTTGTCCATTTTATAAATAATTACTATATTTTTATATAATTGTTTCTGTAAATTGTTTCTGTAAATTTAAATAATATTCATATCTTTCTTTTGATAATTCAGATTCATATATAATAGTTTTTTTATTTATCAAATTTCTTTTTATATTTTTAATTATATCAATAGTAATATTATTTTCATTCAGTTCTATTAAATAGTCTAAAATTTGTGTGGGCTTCCATTTATCTATAATTTTTTCAATTATAACTATAATTTCATTTACATTTATTTTTCTTTTTGATAAATTAACTTGTTCTTGTGTTAAAGGAATTGTGTCTTTTTTTACTTCATCTCTACAAACAATTACACCATTTTTAATTCTAGTAATTGTGTGCCTTGGTAAGGTAAGCAATTCTTGAATTGCTACATTTTTATACCCTTCTAAAATCATTTTTCTAACCTGTATAATAATTTCATCACTTATACCACCTTTTGCTTCTCTAATAGAAGTAGACATTTTTTTCTTAGTTTCTTCTGAAAAAGTTTTACCATAATTATGATTTCCAGTTCCTTTCATTTTGTCTGATTTATATTTATAAGCTTGTTTATTATGAATTTCTTTACAAACTTGTTGTTTCAAACTTTTTAATCTTAAAGTTTTTAAATAACCTTCTTTTCCTTTTTCATTTTGATTTAAATCAGTAAATACTTCTATTTCATGTTTCTCTCTATTACAAATTTTATACATTGTTTCTTTTATATTACTATCATTTGTTTGTAAAAATGTTTCAAATGCTTCTGCTTGATTATATTTTACGATTAAATGTGATTTTACTAATTGTATAAATTTTAAACAATCTGATTTTTTATATATTATTAATTTATATTTTTCTACTTTACCAAATTCTAAAATTTTTTGAATACTATGTAATATTTTTGGGTGATTTTTTTGTGCTATAGATAGTCTAATTTTTTTAAGAGTATGGTTAATAAATATACATCCTTCTGCATCAAATAGTCCAGAAATATACGCAATATTTAACCTTATTAAATATGTTTCATTTAAATCACGATTTTTATTTAAATCAGAACATTTTAAATATAATTCTTCTTTTTCTTCATATTTATTTGGCAAATTTGCTAGTTTATTAAATTCATACAAGTATTGATATTGATTTTCTTTAATTACAAATGAATCCTTTAAATAATCCAGCAAAAATTGATATTCATTATTTCTTATTAATAAATTAAATTGGTTTCTAATATTGTATTTATGATAATATTTATTTTCTTCGTCCATTAAATTTATTATTTTATCATTTCTATTAGATGATGATGTTATACTTCCTCCAAAATGATAACGTATTATTTGCAAAATATTTGTTCTACATTGTGTTATTGTAAAACCAGATTGATAACCATACATAATTTTTCTTATAAAAATACACCCATCACCATCTATAAATCCAGAAATATATGATGGATGTGGTGGATTATTTTTAAATCTATTCATGTGTTTTTCATTATCTTCTTTAATGGTCATCATTGTATATTGTAATATATACACTAAGGTTTATATTGTTTTTCAATTTAATATTATATTAAAATTATAATATTAAATATTTAATTGTGTAATAAAATGATTTGTATAAAATAATATAACACGATATATAGTGTATTTAATTAGAGTACGCTAACCCGCCCCGAGTAGCTATACGCCGACTCAAATCTTTCAATTTGAGCATGGACTATCCCTTAAGTCTTCATTGAAAGTTGCTAATTTTCTCAGACCCACTTCATTATAGTCTCTGAACCTTCTCCATATGCTTGCGATATCGCACTTAGGAGCTTGGATGCGGATTGTCCAATCCTTTTCGTTATTACTATTCCCTAGGTCATTACCCCGGGTATTCAAAATGTTTTCACATAATGAAGTAGTAGAAAAGGCTATCAGGATGTTCCTGCAATTTAGAAATGTTGCCTCTACTGACTTAGATAGTCAGATTGAGACTAGCTGGTTATATAATACATTCTGATATTGTTGAATGTATATTTGCTTTACACTGTTTATCCATACTAGGAAGCAAATATCTAGTATGGCAGCCAACTGTTCGGCACAGGCTTTAAGTATGCCAGACATTATTCTTAACACATTATAGTTTGTAGCATAAACACGCACTTTGGCAGTTTTTGTTCCTTCAACCGTAGCATTTGAGAGCACAAGTTGAAGAGTTGCGTTATCAATTCGGGAGAAGTTGCACGTCCCTGAGGGTTGGTGTTCTTCTGGTCGGAGCGCAAAAGAGTACACGTTAATACCCTCATCTGGATTGCGAGTATGAGATTGATAAGGTTGAACCCAAGAAAAGTAAGACCCTTCGCGCTCAGAGAAGCGGTCTTGGCCGTTCAATTGGAGCTTAGCAGTAACCACTGGGTTCTGTCCCCAACAATGCATATCCAAAGAGGTCTCGGAGAGCACAAAGGTTCCAGCATCGGAGACACCGGAATTTTCGGTTGAGGCCAAATTTGGCTCAGTGTAAGGAGCGTCTGCGCCATTCCAGTATCCGGTCAAGTTCTCATAATCTAAAGCTCCAGCATCTTGGAAGAGACCACGGGCATCAATGTATGCGCGAGAATCCAACGCAACAGCAGCAGGACCTCCAAAAGCGTGGATAGCATTTGGAAGAGCATCGATGGCATCCGTGTAATTAAAAGGTTGAGCACCAAGCACTTTGAACAGAAGAGCATCGCAAGTCAAAGACGAACAATAGTCGACGTTTTGATCTGGCTGGACAACCCAGATAAGCTCCTTGACTGGATGGTTGAAGTTAAGTTTGATCTTGTTTGAAGAAGACCCCACCGACTCATCCCCAGTGAATTGTAGCTGAGTAATCAAATACTCGTGTGGGTTTTGTGCCATTCTTCGGCGCTCATCAGTATCCAAGAACACATAATCTACATACAAAGAAGCCGCAACCAAAGACTGGTTATAAGCAATGGTGGCAGGAACTGGACGACCCACAGCATATTGACCATTCTCACTGTATGGATTTGTGTTGCAGTTTAGAGTTGTAACTGCCCACAAGCACTCATCAATAGGTCGGATATCCAGATTGATCTTGACTTCGTGGTATTGCAGAGCAATTAAAGGAAGCGCAAGTCCTGGGTTGGTGCAGAACCAAAATTGAAGTGGGATGTATAGAGTGGTTTCAGGAAGAGCATTACGAGGAGCACACACTTGACGTGGAGCCAAGGAGTCACAAGGAGACTCCACATCAGAAAAAGATGGATCCGTGATAAAAGTGAGTTGAGTCGTGTTACCAATCATCTTAAAGTATCCGCGTTGTTGCTCAGAGGTCATCGTAAGTTGGTTCCAAATATGCATCCAATCTCCATATTGACGGTCAATGCGTTGACCACCAATTTCTACCTCCACTTGAGCAATCAGCTGCTCACCTGGGAAATCTAGCCAACGAGCATACACGCCGGTATTTTGATTAGCAGAATAATTACCAAGTCCCATCAGTTGGTTAATTTCGGGAAGAGTTACTTGGAGATAAGTGCGGTATGCCAAATCTCCGTTTCGTGATATAACACATTGTACACGGCGTCCAAAATCAGCTTGGCCGTTAAAAGTTTGTTCAATTGATTCAATCGCAAAGTTAGTATATCTGCGATAAGTTACTTTCCAAAAAGTAATCTGAGGATTTCCAGTAAGGTACACATCTTGAGCTCCATAAGCCACGAGTTGCATCACGATCTATTTTATTAACCTTTAAATAAAAAGTTAATAATCTGTAGGTTGTTTAAAAAATCACTTTTAAATATAAAAGATGCAATAATTTTTTACCCGAGTACAGACACTGTTACCAGTGAAACTAGACTATATCTTAAGCCATAATCTTAATTATTTATATTAATTTTGATTAAAGCCCACTTCCATTTAGTCGTTGAACCTTCCCCATGCTGTATTTCAGTTTAGGGGCTTGGCTGCGGATTGTCCTTTTTATTTCATACCTTTTTACCATTGGGAACGATAATTAATCGTGTTCCTTTATAATATTTTTATTATAAAGTGGTAGTATGAAACAAGGAGTTTCCCGCAATTTGAAAGTGTTGCCCATTGCACATGGACTAGCCATTCCTTTGTTCGGAATGACTGGGACAAATGTTTATCCGCCTCCCATATTATATTATTGCTAAAGAAAAAAAATTTGAGAATTTTAATTTAATTACTTTATTTAATTTAAATCAAATAAAATAATTTACACTAATTAAACAACTTACTTAAGTCTAAATTGGTCTTCATAAATTGCATCAAATAAGAATCATCTAGGACTTCTTTTTTATTTTCGTGATTTTTTGTAAAAATATATGAATCGTTTCTTTTTTTTACACACCATCCTTGCTCGATTGTATTATATAATAATAGCATTTTTTGAAATGTAATCGCGTCCATTTTAAAATTGGTATTTTCTAAATCTTTTAAAGAATCTAAATTAATTTTAATGTCCATTAAATAAAAAAAAGAAAACTATTATATACTTTAAACTTGGCAATTTACAAAATACATTATATATATATATAATTCAATTATCAATTAAATATAGTATTTTATCTATAATTAAAGAGATGCCTTCATTTAAACCGAAAACCGGAAAAAAGATCAAATTTAATAAAAAAAGCTCCATTACACTTGACAGCAAACATAAAGAATTTTTAAATGAATTTTCTAAAGATGAACAAAATAAAATTCCAGAATTAAAAATAGAAAGACAACATTTAAAAGATCTTTTACTGAATAATTCTTTTACAATTGATGAACAACTAGATTGTCAAGATAGAATAAATGAAATCACACAAATTATTAAAGAAATGAAAAATAAAAAAAAAGAATATTTTTTAGACAATTCAAAATATATTTTCGACTATTTTGAAAACAAAAAAGGCATTTCTGATGGCACAACTAATCCTGTCAGCGACAAAACAAAAATACTAAATTCTTTTTTTAAAATTAACCCAACCGAAGTTGACACAAATACAAATAAAACAAAAAATTGTAATAATGTACAAAAATATCTTAGCAATATTGATGATAGTTTTATTGATATTAATTTATTTGTCAGTCAAACAGATATATGTCAAATATGTCATAAAGGAGAAATGATTCCTCTGGAAGATGAAGGGATCTTAATATGTAATATGTGCTTTCGAAATATCCCTTACCTAATTGAAAATGAAAAACCGTCTTATAAAGAACCTCCTAAAGAGGTGTGTTTTTACGCTTATAAAAGGATTAATCATTTTAAAGAAATACTGGCTCAGTTTCAAGGAAAAGAAACCACTCAAATTCCACTGGAAGTCATTGAAAATATTCAAATTCAAATCAAAAAAGAGAGAATAACATTGACACAAATTACAAATGAAAAAACCAAAGAAATACTTAAAAAGTTGGGCTATAATAAATATTATGAGCATATTCCCTTCATTAAAGATAAATTGGGAATTAAACCGCCAATTATGTCTCCTGAATTAGAAGAACTGTTGTGTAACTTATTTATAGAATTGCAAGCGCCTTATTCTAAATATTGCCCCGACGATAGAGTCAATTTTCTAAATTATTATTACACCGCATATAAGCTATGCGAACTATTAGGCGAAACCCACTATTTGGAGTATTTTCCAATGTTGAAAGATCGCGAAAAACGAATTGAACAAGATACCATTTGGAAAAAAATATGCGAAGAAAAAGATTGGCAATTTATACCAACTATTTAATGTTCTTTAAGTACTTTTTCCAATTTATTATTTATCAATAGTTACTTCTTTGGCAATATTTTTAATGATTTTGTCTTCTTTTTCTAAATCATTATCTCCTTTTCCTCCCAAAGCTTCAATGGTTAATTTGTTATAAGTATCTGAATATTTAGAGTCACTTTTATCACAATCGGGGTATTTTATTTTATACTCTTTTAACATTTTGGAATTTTTGTGTGCAACATGTTTGATCACCTTTCTTAACTTTTGTTTATTCTCATTATCTTTTTCCCATTTATCATCATCTTTTACGTACATTACTTCTCTCTTTGTATCTGTACAATGAACCGGTCGTTTTGTTTCATCCAGAGAATTCAAGTTTTTAACTATAATACTTGAGATGCCTTCTACATATCCAATTTTTCCAACCTTTTCTAAATCACATAATTGTACTTTGATGGAATCTACAAAATCCATGATATTCATTGCATCTTTACATGTTTCATTTAAAAAAAATTGTAAATTAAATGTTTTATTATGTGAATTGGTATTATTTGTAATATTTTGGGTTCCATTTTTAATAACTTCCATCATCATATTTTGTTGTTCTATTATCATGTTTTTAAAACCAGATGTTTCTTTTATTAATTCAGAATTTTGCTTAATAAGCATTAAAATTAATTGGTCTTTATCGGTTTCATCGTTTAATTTGTTTTCTATTATTTCTTCATTTTCTTTACATCTTTGTTTATGTTTCCATAACCCAGAACGATTTTTAAATTCTTTACAACATTTTTCACATGAAAAAAAAGAAGAGCAGAATTTTGGCAGATTTTTGTTTCCATTTGGTTCATTTTCGGTTTCCATTATGCGTTTTATATGTTTTCGAGCTAAAATATGTGTGTTGTAACTGCTTTTTTTACTTGTAGCATAGTCACAATATTTACAATAATATTTCGAGCAGATTTTTGGCAGAATTTGGTTTCCAAATGTTTCCATAAAATAAATAGAGACAAAATTTTTAAGTTTATATAAATGAAATATATATTTTTAAAAAAAAATGTCATCACAAATTTATAAAATGTGGATTTATTTTGTGACGCTAATTTTTTTTATGGTCACAAAAAATAAAAAAAAAGAAATTCCAACCTTTTTCTATATTTTTCAAAAATGGACAAAAATAAATGTCCAAAATTACATTTCCCCAAAACTTTTAGGTTTTTCTTTAAAAAATTTGAATATTTCTTTAAGTATCTTTTACAATTTATTATTTAAAAAAGAAGAAAAATAAATCCGAAAAGTTTTTGGAAAAATGGATTTTGGACATTTATAAATGTCCATTTTTCACTTTTCCCGAATAAATGTCTAAAAAAAAATTCATGAGACCATAAAAATTTTTAAGGTCTGGTCATTCTAAAAATATTTTTTTAATTGTGACGATAATTTTTTTAAAATAAAATATTATTTTGAGAGAAAAGAATTTAGGGATTTTTATGTTAACTAATTATAGGGAAAATGTTAACAAAAAATCCCCATTTTTTCCCCAGATATTTTTGTAATTGTTGTAACACGACAACCAATAACAGAAAAGATTTTGAGAAACATTTATTGACAGCAAAACATTCCAAGTTAACAAACGTTAACACATTGTTAACAGAAAAATCCCCAAATTTTGATTTTATATGTCAAGAAAAGGAGATAATGATTTAGAAAAAGAAGACAAAATCATTAAAAATATTGCCAAAGAAGTGGCGATCGCAAAATAATTTAATTTGGTTTATATGGGAAAAGAGATAGTCCTCTTGTGTTATAAATAGAAAAATTAGGGTCATTACAATTTGCTCCTATATTTCGTCCACCTCGCATTTTATATGTTTTACGACGACGACCACTTCTACTTCTATTCCTTTTTCTTTTGCGAGTGCGGAGAGCCATAATATATTCTACTTAGATTAAATATATTATGTTATGTATGTTTAAAATCCACCGGGAAATCGAACCAAATTAGCACCAATACCAAACCCAGCACCAGAGCGAGCCGTTGCGCCCATACTAGGAATATAAGTGTCTAAAATGCTAAAAGTAGCCGCAGCAGTCAACGCAATTAAAATAATTTCCTCAATATTCAAAGAACGTTTAGGAATAGCATAAGCCGCAATGGCAACCATTAAACCTTCAACAAGATATTTAATTGTTCTTTTTACAAGTTCGCCAACGTTAAATAAACCGTTCATTATATTAAATAATAAGAAAAAAATAATAAATGCGATAAAAAACTTAAAAAGAATTATTCAATTAATTAAAATGAGCCGCTCTAAAGAAAAGAATACTAAAAAAACGGGATTTGAAAAAAAATTAGTAGATGGAAAACCAAACCCTAAATATGTTGACTTGTTAGAAGAAGATAAACCCATTGCTGGACAAAAGTTTACATGTGTTTCTTTTCTATCTCCTGAAAAAATCATAAAACAAAAACAAATGTTTTACTTTGAACAATTCCTAAAGAAGTGGGAATTAAATAAATCTATGGAAAAATTTGTTCAATTTATGAATTTTATTTCATTCAAATACAATGTTTCATTTGATGATCTAACAACTGATTTTAAAGAGTTTGTAAAAGAAGAAAAAGAATTATTGATTCAAACTAATATGGAAGATGAGTATAAAACTTTTTTAGATGCAAATGAAGAGGAATTAGATAAGAACTTTGGAATCGCCCACAATTTTCAGACAAGCGTACGAGGTCTAAAAGTTCGCGGAAGTTATCCCACAATAGAGGAAGCAGAGTTGAGATGTAAACTGCTGAGAGAAATAGACCCCAATCACGACATTTTTGTTGGACCGGTTGGCCTATGGATGCCTATGGACCCAGAAGCTTATAAAACAGGTCGCGTGGAATATATGGAAGATGAACTAAACCAATTGATGCTTGAGAAAAACAAAAACGAGTCGAACGCAAAAATAGCATTTGACCAGCGTGTGAAAGAAAGCAAACAAAAAGCAATTGAAGAAAATATTAAAAATGCCGAAAAATCAGGAAATACATTGACGCAAAATATTGACGAGCAAGGTAATTTAATTGGCGTCAATAATGGAAGCACGCAAGAATTCGGATTGAAAGAGAAAGAGAATATTTCTTCTGCGGACATTCAAAGAGAATTGTTTGAAGGAGATAATATTGTTGTCGGAAAAACAGATAATGGGCAAAGTCAATTAGTTAGCGGACCTTTTGCCAATAAGAAATAAATAAAATTGATTCATTTTTAGTATTATACTATATTAAAAATAAATAAAATGGAAGTGAATAGATTCACAGGCACTATGAACTCAGTTGTTACAGTAAAATTATGTGAGTATTGCGACAATACATTTGAAGTAAAAGAAGGGACAAAATGGAGAAAATGTTGTAGCAGGTGTTATTTTGCGAATAAAAAATTTGAAAGCAAAAATAAAACATTGACAAATAATAAATAAAACAAACTATTATCTTTAATTTAACAATTCATCAATACAATCATAACAAATAAAGTAAATCTCAATACACATCAACATATCTCTGAAAAAGAATCTCATAATTGAATTTAGTTGTCGTGTATTTTCACTGTCATCGATATTAATAATAGCAGTTATCGCCATTTTTAATTCATTATTAATATAACTAAAATTATCATACTCGCTATTTTGTAGCAAATAGTTGTTTAGTTGGTCTGATTGTAAATCCATTTTTAATTGAATAAATTCATCGGTTGTTATTATTGGTTCAAGTTTTTGTTGAAATCTTGCTTTTAATGCTGCTACTCTTGATAAACTATCATATGTATAAACGCAATCATAACACGAACTTTCCCCACATTCCACACACATCACATCCCAATCTCCCACCATTTCATTACAGCCACAACAATAATCTCTTCTAGTCATTTATATTATTATACATATGAGTAAAAGTTTAAATCAATTTTTTATTTAATGCTACTTATATATATATATTAAAACTACTTAAAGGGCTTCTTTTCTCTTATTTCCTGGATATCTTTACGCTTTTTTATTTCTTCTGGAGTTGGAAAATCATATTGTCTTACATCTTCAGCATATTGATCTATATGAGAGTCAGATAAATTTTCAGACTTAAATAAACGATAAATGTCGTCACCAGACATACTTTTTGTCTCTCCATTTATAAATCTAATTGAATGTATACAGGGATACATCGATAAGCAAAAATTGGATATCTCATACTTTCCTATTTTTCTGAAACTATTCATTTCCATTATATAAATACATAAATAATATTTAATATGTTTTGTTGAATTGTATTAACACAGAAATAAAAAATAAAAATGATTAATTTTAATGTACTTATAATATTAAAAACTAATCAACATGGATTTGAATTATGATAATAATTTTGAAGATTATAATATTTAAATGACACATCAAGTGATAAACTTAAAATATATTATAACTGATTGTAATAATATATTTCAACAAATGCTAGATGAAAAAATGGACGCGATTGTTGTTAAATATTACTATAATAATAATCATCTATTATAATTTTATTTTTTACACAACGACTCATTTTTGCTGCTGATATGCCTTCTAATTCAGCCGCTTTTGCGATTGTATCCCATGTCGCTAATAAAAAATCACTTTTAACTTCTCTCTTATACACTTTTTTGCCAGTTGATGATTTAAGTTTAGGTTTGTAATAATGATGTTTTAAAGACAAACCATAATATCCTTCATTATTTCCTTCAGATGTCCATACAGTTGCCTTAAGAGCATAAGGTGATTCATTTAAATATTCTTTTATTTCTTTCATATCATTCTCTGACAATTCTTTACCAACAGATATTTTCCATTTTTGATATTCTGAAAGTAACACAGAATTTAAAATTTTTCCACAATCGGAAAATTGACATACTTGAAATATAAATGTTTCAACATTAGAATTTTCTTTTGTTTTTTTATATTCAACGGGTTTTAATTTTATACCAATATAGCCATGATTCCCTTGAATGCGTTTTGGTTTAAATCTTATATCCAAATAATTTTTTAGTGCGTGAAATGCTTCTTTTGTAGGTTTAACTTGATTCCATAAACGGTATCGTCCTTCTATATTTACAGATAATTCTTCTACATCTGGTCGTACAATACAAATCAAATCAACAAACTCATTGAATTTTTTATTCATAACATCTTCTGGTAGTAATACATTTTGATATACACATTGATTTTCATTATTAACAGTGTCAATTATTTTTTGATTTTTTTCTAGTAAATCATTTAACTCATTAATTATAAGATTTTTTTCAATAATCATAAGTTCTTGACTTTTATTTTTCTTTCTCAATTCCCTATTTTCATTTTCTAATTCTTCATTTTTTTTCATTAATCTGTTAAAATTATCTATGCTGTAGGTTTTTGAATGAATAATGTCCTTTATATGTTTAGTTAATTTCTCAATAGTAAAATTATTAGCATCATATGCTATTATTTCTGTTTTGTTTTTCCCGTTTAGTTCAAGTGTACGAATTTGTTTTTTTATTTTTGGATATGTTTTAATTAGATTTTCAATTTCCACTTTATTTTGAACTCTAAATGCTTCTACCAAAACAAAATTGTTGTATTTTTTACGATGGTCTAATATTCTAGTAGACAAGTCATTTGTATGTCCAAATTTAATTAATTTCTCCTTTGCTTCATTCGTATTATCAATTGTACCAAAATAAATACATTCAGTATTTAATGAGAATTGAACAATTATGGCTTGTTCTACTGCTCTCTGTTTTTCTTTTTTAGATTTTTTAATTGTAATATCTTTTTCCAAAATAATATTTTCTTTTTGCTCTAACTGGAGTCTTAATTCATCCGTTTCTTCTTCCACAATTTGATGTAAAACATCTTCCATTTTCATATAATATTCGTGAATTTCTCCTGCCTTTTTGGTTTGAGCTTTTAAACATAATGACTTGAAACATTTAATTGTTAATAATATAGTTTGTTTGTTATGTCCGCCCCATTTTTCATCTTGCTTATCCTTAAGGATAAGCAGTTTTTCATTATCTGCACTTGCTTTCTCATCAAAGAAAGCAAGTTTTTTGTAATCTATATCTAACTTAAAATATTTTTCTAAACATTCTTTTGCTCTAATTTTTTGACTAAATCCTAACCATTTCCATATATTATCTAAATCAACTACAAAATCTATATTTTTATCATAATTTAAATAGCAATAAAAACTACTTACAAATAATTGTGATTCAAAATCAGTAAAATTTTCCTTGATTTTATTTATTAATTTGTTATTATATACATTTGACAGTTTAGAGATTGGGTTTTTCTCTATGAGTTCTACGATGTTAAGTTCTTGTATCTTATTATATACTTTATAATAGGATACTCTTTAAGTTATTAATATTGTTTATTTATTTTGAAAACAAGAATTATATAAGCAAGTTTATAATTCTACCACTTATTCGCCTTTTTCACACTGATTTTTTGTCCTGCGCCGCGTTTTTTCACGGAATTTGGGTCATATTGTTCTTCTTCATCGTCATCTTTCATGCCTTTTGATAATTCCCAGAACTCTTTAGAGCCTAATCTGAAATCTCCATGATTGTCAGCCTTATACCAAAACACTTGGTCATGTAGTTTATTTGATTTGGAATTATTATTGATAACTAGACATTCATAATTTTCAGTACATTGGTCCATCACTTGACAAAAGCTTTCAAATGTTGGAAACATGCCCGCATAATTCTCATATATTCTTTTTCTGTTTGCTATGTAATTCTCTCGAAGAATAAAAACATAATCTATATTTGTTCTTAGTGTGGGTGGAATGCCAAGAGGATATTGCATTGTAATGATTAACATGACCTTCCAATGTCTCCCGTTCATAAATAATAATCGCATCATTTTCTCTCTTGTCCATGTAGCGTCATATAAGCAATCATCTAAAATCACAAATGCTCTGGGGTCAATAGTGCTGCGTTTATAAGTTTCCATTTCTTTTTTAATTTGTTTTAAAACGGTTCGTTGTCGTTTCAATATGTTTTCAATAATCGCCGTATTATATTCGTTATGAACGAATAATTTTGGCACCATTTTCGCATAGAAACCATTTCCTTCTTCCGTGCCAGAAATAACCGTACCAATGGGTATTTCTTGTTGATAATAAAGCAAATCTCTCACTAAAAAAGATTTGCCCGTATCACGCTTTCCAATTAATACAACCACTGGGCCTTTATTTTCATTCGGTTTAAAACTAATGCTTTTCATATCAAACTTTTTTAATTCAAGTGTCATAATATATATTAAATAAAGGGAAATATTATATTTTAAACGAATTGTATACTTTTAAGAAAGTAGACTTTAAGAAAATATAGTAAATTATTTAGATAACTAATATTAATCAATTATAAGTTAAAAGTACTTATAATTTATTATTATTACCTAATAATGATAAACGTAAATTATCAAAAACGAAAGAATACCGAACTTTTTCAAAGTTTAGAAGATTCTGATTCTCTTTTTCTCTCTAAAACACAAAATTATATTCCTATTTATAAAAGATTTTTCGAACTGAATAACACGAATTATACAAATATAAATTTAAATCATAAATGGTTTATTTCATCCATTAATAAAGACCCAGATACAATGTCCGACTCTAACACAGAGAATGTACATAATATTAATATATTTAATTGTCGCCTTAAAAATATAAACAATAAAAAAGGAAAAGACAAAGAGGTGTTTTTTAAAATGGCGCCTTTATTAGACCCATTTAAATACTTAATTGGCAAATATAACGCAGAGAATGAATCCCTTTTTCATTTACCAAATATAAATTCTACGGAAGATACATGTAATCCTAAAATGTTAGATTTAAATAATTCCGCATATGTGGATGGATTCTTTTTATTTTTAACTAGTAATATGATACATCAATATAATTTTTGTCATGGAGTCGATTATTATGGATCATATTTAGCTTTGAAAAATAATTTCGTGTTAAATGTATATGACGACATTGATTATTTAAATAATTCTGAGTTTTTCAATAAAAATAAAAATACTTTATTCAAAATTGACAATTATGATCATTTATTTCAGTTTCAAAATCCGGAAGAAAAAATAAAACCTATTAAAATTGATCATACTTCATCTTTACATTCAAACTCATCTATTCAATCAATTGAGAATGAAATATTTGAAGGCATATTTAGCGATGATAACACATTGATAACCCTAGAAGATTTAAAAGATTTAAAAGGAGAAGAGATTAATTTGGTTGATATTACAAAGTCCAATTTACAGAATGAACCAGAACACGTAGTTACATTAAATTCTACTTCAACTTGTTCGTCTAGAACATCGTACACGGTTGATGGAGAAACAGAAGAGGAATGTGAGCATTGTAGTTCCAACAATAATGAGGAAGAATCTTCGGCAGACAATGAAAATGAGGAATGGGAAGACATAGATGACAGTTATGAAGAAGAAGAAATAAATGTGATTATTCCAAAATTTCCTGTTCAAGTAATTAGCATGGAGTATTGCGAAAATACGTTTGATGATTTAATATTAACCAATCAATTAACCAACGACGAATGGTTTTCCGCGTTTATGCAAATAATTATGATTCTAATCACATATCAAAAAGCATTTTCATTTACTCATAATGATCTACACTCGAATAATATAATGTATAATTATACGGATAAAAAACACATTTATTATTGTTACAAAAAACAATATTATAAAGTGCCAACTTTTGGACGAATTTTTAAAATCATCGATTTTGGTAGAAGTATTTATAAATTTGATGGTAAATTATTTTGTAGTGATAGTTTTCAAACGGGAAATGATGCGGCAAGTCAATATAACACAGAGCCATATTTTAATGAAAAGAAACCAAGATTGGAACCCAACTTCAGTTTTGATTTATGCCGCCTGGCTTGCTCTATATTTGATTATGTCATTGAAGATGTGAGTGAAATTAAAAGTGTGAAAAGTATTAAAGATCCGGTAAAAAGGTTAATAGTAGAATGGTGCTTAGATGATAAGGGGATTAATATGTTGTATAAAAACAATGGACAAGATAGATACCCAGAGTTTAAATTATACAAAATGATTGCGCGTTGTGTTCATAATCATACTCCACAAGCTCAATTAGAGAGAGATGAATTTAAAGCATATACTAAATTTAATGGAGAATTGCCCAAAGATATTA